TGGGAGGACTATTTGGAATGATGATGTCATTCTATTTAGCACTTTGTTTTATACAATGGGTTAGTGATTTTGTAGAGGAAAGAAAATGGGAGGGTCTATGGGACTGAGAATAGGATTTGATTGTGATGGAGTCTTGCGAGATTTCATTCCAGATTTAATTGAAGGTATCAAGACAACGCATCCAGAACATGCAGATAAAATACTTGAACCTGAATCTTGGGATTGGGAACAATGGTTACCATTTTGGACTGAAGCAGAAACTGAGAAATATGTTTTCGAGGATAATTATTTAGATTACTTTGGACCTGTATGTTCTCCTATCAAGTCATCAGTTGATGATTGGAAAAAATTAAAGGCTTGGGCAATATTAAACGACCACGAATTAGTTTTAGTATCTGCTCAAAGACCACATTGCGAAGAACCAACAACTGCTTGGTTAAAAAAATATGGATTTGATTTTGATGAAATTCATTATACAAAACATAAATGGTCAATTGATGTTGATGTATTGATTGATGACTCACCAGAGAAGTTAGAGCAATTTGCTGCAAGGAGTGTGAACTATGGCACTGCTATATGTTATAAACAATCTTGGAACAAAGTATGTCAAGATGACTATATCTGTATAGACAGGTTGTCAGATGTTATGACAAAAGTATTCGGTTAGCAAGGCTAGTACGGTTTTTGTACTATATATAGTATAAGTAATTATTTAATAACAAACTAGGAGAAAAAAATATGTTACTAACAACTAACTTAATAGATAATTTTTTTGATGATAGTTTCGCAATCAGAAAAATGAATAAAATAAATTATACAGATGATGTCACTCACGATGAAAATGGTGCTACGATAAAATTAAAAGTACCAGGCTTCAATAAAAAATCAATTGACATATCTGTTGATTCTGAAACATTAACCATCGAAGGAAAAACAGATGATGATTCTTTTACAAAAAGATTTTCAGTTGATAATAAATTTGACTTCGATTCAATTGATGCAAAAGTTGTAGATGGATTGTTAACTTTAACATTACCTTATACTGCTGATGTCAAACCAAGAAAAATAAAAGTTAACTAATGATTGAGTTAATAGATTTCCAAAATAAAAAATGGGTCGTCAAAACTAAACTGGAAGGACACAAGGTTGAGGACCATACTAAGTTAAAGGGAATCTATGGCTGTGATTTAGTTTTAAAAAACAATCAAGATATATTTTTTATACTCGATGAAGTTATAGATGTGGAGTTTGAAGATATATAAATAGGTTACATAATAGGTTATATTATCTCTATCTAAAAAAAGGTTCTGTTTATTCAGGACCTTTTTTGTATTTATATATATAACCAACTGGAGACTTCAAATGACTGAAGAAAGAAAAGAAGCGATTCGTTACACAGCTTGGTTAAATCTATTCATTGGTATTTATAATCTTCATTTATACAATCAAGGTGATTGGTGGTTTAACTTAGTTATCGGTACACTCAACATAGGTGTTTGGGTATTTTTTAGAAAAATTTAACGGAGAAATAAATTGGGAACGAAGATTTAATTACAATAGTATTAGCCTTTTCAATCGGCTTTATTCAAAACAACACAGGACCACAACCTTATCATTACCAAGACACTATAGTAGTAGTTGATAAAAAATATCAATGCCCAAAACATTGTGCAGTATCTCACTATCACTCTGTTTTTTATGAGGGTTACGGAATGACAATCGATAAAAATAATCTCGGAAAAAAAGTAAAAAAGAAAAATAATTAAATTTTTTGTGTTTATATATATTTATATACAAATCACATAGGAGATAGTTATGGCAAAAGCAAGTAAAAAGATAATACAAAAGCATGAGCAAATGTTTTATCCTACGGTTAGAGTTAGGACAAAAAAGGCTGGTGGAAGTGGTACGGTTGTGTATTCAGAAAAACATAAAGGTGAAGTTTACACATATGTAATAACTAACCACCATGTCATCTCTGATAGTGTAAAGATTGAAAAAAAATGGGACCCTGTTCATAAAAGAAAAATGGACAAAGAGAAATTAGATACGGTGCATGTAGAATTTTTTAGATACAATAACTACTCTCACACCGTAGGTTCTTTCGCAGTTGAAGCAGATATTGTTGCATATTCTGAAGTAGAAGGTGGGCAAGATTGGGCTCTACTTAGAGTTAGGGATAAAGAGAATAAAGCTGATTGGGTAGCAAATTTATTTCCATTAAAAGACTTAGACAATGTTCATATCTTTGACCAAACATATGCAGTAGGTGCATCATTAGGTCACCCTCCAGTTGCATCTGAAGGAATGATAACTTATATGGATGATGAAATTGATTCTTATAAATATTGGATGTCTTCAGCTCCAACTATCTTTGGTAATTCAGGTGGTGCAGTTTACAGGTGGTCTGGTGCAAGGAAACAATATGAGTATATTGGTGTACCATCACGAATATCAATTCAACCAATGGGATTCTCAGCTGATGCAATAACTCATATGGGCTATTTTATTCCTATCGACAGAGTTTATAAATTGTTAGAGGAAAATAATTATCAATTTATATATGATGCAGAATTTACGATAGAAGATTGTGAAGATGCTAGAGAAGGTAAACCAAAATCAAAAGATGAGGACGAAGAAAAATAAAATAAAGCTTGACTCATATAGGAAAAGCGTATTATATTATTAGGTGATAAAATATGACAAAGAAAATAAAAAGAAAATGGATGAGTTTTGTAGAAAAAGGCCAGAAATGGATGATTTGCAAAATTTGTCAATCTGAATATGTTGATGTTGATGAAGATACAGCTGCAGTTACTTGTTCTGATTGTGTACAACGAAGATGTTTAGCTTCAATGCCAATGGACCAGTTTTTCAAGTCAGTTAAACCTAAAACAGGTAGACCTCCTGGTTGGCATTTTATGAGTGAGTATGTTGACAAAAAAGGTAATGTGTTTCACAAAGGTAAAGAACAACCTGAATTAAAAGGAACTCTTAAACCTACTAAAGTGAAACCACCAAAGAAAAGAAAGAAGTTAACAGCTGATGAAAAGTTATTTAAGAAAGCAGCTGATTATAAAAAAAGATTAAAAGCTAAAAGGAATAATAAATGATAATAAAAGATAAAAATAAATTAAATACTAAATGTAAAGAAGTTACTGATTTTGACGAAGCAGAAAAAATAGCAGCTGAGTTATTACAGACATTGAAAGATTCAAAAACTGGAATAGGATTAGCAGCAAATCAAATAGGTTATGATAAAAGAATTTGTGTTATAAATGTTAAAGAACCACTTGTACTTATCAATCCAAAAATAATAGATAGGTCTAAAGAAACATTTGTATTTCAAGAAGGATGTTTATCCTTTCCAAACAAACAAGTAAAGACTAATAGAAATGTGTCTGTATCTGTAGAGTGTGATAATATGGATTCAACATTATTTTTTAATGCTGACTCTAATGATGTAGATGATGCCTTTGAGTGTGCTTGTATACAGCATGAAATAGACCATCTTGATGGTGTAACAATGTTTGACCGTCAATTAAAAGGTATTACTATAAAGAGACAAGGTAAAAAAATCGGAAGAAATGATAAAGTAACTTTAACAAAAGGAACAGAATCTAAAGTATTAAAATACAAAAAGGTTCAACCAATGTTGGAGGATGGATGGACTTTATCAGAACAATCTCAGATTTAATATTCTTTTTCCTTTCATTAATATTTGTTTTTATATTGGGTGTATTATTATGTTTCATAATATTATCTCTTATTATCCAAGACAGCTTAATATTTATATATAAGAGAACTGGAGAATTATTATGGCGAAAGAAACAATGAAAGATAAGTTAGATAGTATGGATGCTAAAATAGAACACATTGAAGATATAAATGCTGATAATAGAGCATTAATTGTAAAGTTAGTTAAACAAAATAATGAAATAATAACTTTTCTCAGAAATTTAGAAATAGATGAAGTTAGAGACGATGTATACTATTCCCCGGAAGAAAATAAACATAGTGCAAAGTTAGAGCAAATTAAAGCTTTACTTGATGAGTTTAGAGAAAAGAATAAAGATTTAAAAGAGTTTGAAGAAGAAATGGAAAAACATAAAGATAAATTGACTCCAGGTCAAATTGGAGAATCTTAAAAAAACCACTGGTTTGCAAAATAATTTGATATTTATATTAAATGGTTATAAGAAAAATTATATGAAGTACACTAAATCCACAAATAGAATCAGTCTTTGATTCTGTAAAATCTCGGTTAATACATTTGTTATTATTAATAGAGTTATGTCTGTGGATTTTTGTACCTTATATAAATAGGTAAAACAAAACAACGAGTAAGTTAATAGTTAAGGAGAAAACTAAATGAAGAACCTAAGTATGAAAACTCTAATCACCTACTCAATCGCCTTGATGGGATTGTTCGGTATTGTTAGAGCTAACGAAGTAGTTACAGAGACTACACTACCTGTCGTGTCTGTGACTGGTGAATTAAGCACGGACATTACCTTTGGTGACGCTACAACTTTTATGAGTCCATATACTGGATTAATAATAAGTGGTGACGGATGGGTTGTAAGTACAAATCTAGCGAATGATGGCGTTGAAATCGAAGAGGCTAAGTATTCTTGGTCTGTAGTAGATGGAATTACACTAACATTCGGTAGTCAAGCAGAACCATATGGATTAGCGTGGGGTCTACACAGACCTGCAACTAACTGGTTTGCTTCAACTCCAAGAGAACACACGATTTCAAATGGTGTGGGATTTGGATTGAACAAATGGGGTGTTGGAGCTGATTTCTTTTATGGTGGTAATGAAGTAGATGCTGATGCTCATTGGGCAACAAGAGTGTCTTATGGAATTACACTTGCTGGATTAGATTCCAAATTCGGACTATCATTAAATAGTGACGAAGCTCAACTTGTAGATGTTAGTTTAGGCAATAGTCTATTCACTACATCTCTTGAGTATGATTTGTCAAGTGAGGCAGATGGTGCATATTGGATGAGAGGTGTTATAACACCACCTCAAGCTCAAGGTGCATTTCTACTTATCGGGTTTAATTCCGATGAAGTTGTGACATATGGAGTTGGGTATAAATGCTCAGATAGGATGAAAGTCGTATCAGAGTTCACATCTGGAACGGATTCAGATGGAAATGACATAGATAATGACTTTGCTATCAGAGCAAGTTATTCATTCTAATAAACAATAAACAACGGAGGATTAACAATGAATGTTAAATCAATTTTCGGAACAATAGGTGATACACTAACAGGTTTATTCGGTGTACTAACAGGTCTTGTAGGCGTAGCAATTATGTCTCAAGTAGTGTTTGGTACAGGCTGGATGGGCATGGATGTAGTTGGCAATATTTCAAATATCGTTAACACATTTCTAACTGGTGGTGTAACTGGATTGCTTACATTGATTGTTCTATTTTCATTAATAGACAATAAGTAAGTGATTTAAGTCACAATAAATTATGGGGTTGCTTCGGTAACCCCATTTTTTTAAATATTTTTTGATAGATTCCTAAGTATATATTATATTTATATTAAACCAACATAGGTTAATATAGGAGAGTTATTTATGAGCAAATCGAAAAGTTCTCAAAAAAATAAGGTTTCGTTATCCGAACTAAACAATCACACCACTACGAATAAAAGACAGGCATTAAAAGATTTAAAGATGTTAAACTTTAATGAATTAATATACAAGAATACAGCACAAAAAAGATTCTATGAAACTATATCGAAAAAAGATATAACTTTCTGTATCGGTCCTGCAGGGTGTGGTAAAACATTTTTATCAGTACATAAAGCACTAAGAGAGTTAGGTGATAAACATTCATCAGTTGATGGTATAGTTATTGTCAAACCATTAGTAGAAGCGGCTGGTGAAAAGATAGGTTTCTTACCTGGTGATGTAGAAGAAAAGACAGCACCATTTATGATGTCGTTCTATTACAATATGGAACAAATAATAGGTAAACAGAGATTGAATATTTTGAAGGAGAATAGTGTTATTCAAGTAATACCTATGGCATATATGAGAGGTATAACCCTTTCAAATAAATTCGTTATATTAGATGAAGCACAGAATGCTACACCTGAACAAATAAAAATGTTTGTAACAAGATTGGGTGAAGGTTCAAAATATATCATCACTGGTGATTTAGCTCAATCTGATATTAAACACGGTAAAAGTGGATTAGAAGATGCAGTTAAAAGATTCGCTGGTGTTCACGGAGTAGGTTTAGCTTCTTTTAAAGAAAAAGATATTGTAAGACATTCCTTAGTAAGAAGGTTACTTAAAAGATACCACGATAGTTTTCAAATTATGGATGAAGTATCAGCTGAAAAGACAATATCAATGTGGGTCCACGATGAAGGAATAGACGCACCAACTGATGGTTCATTGGAAACTATAAAAGAATATCGATATAGAGTAAAATAAATAAAATAAAGCTTGACTTATATAGTAAAGAAGTTGTATATTAGTTATAATGTATAATGGAGAAAAATATATGATAAAGACATCTCATGCAACATATGTAGCATTCATACCTATGTTGATGTTAACTTGGTGGTTTTCTGGATTACTTGATAATCATCACGAAGAAAAAATGAGGTTACAAGAACACATATGGATGTTAGAAGACGATTGTGGATTTACAGAAGCAAACAGAATAGCTTTCAATGTCACGGTTACTACATACAATCCAACAAGAGAACAATGTGATTCAACACCTAATATAACAGCTGATGGTACTAAGATTAAAACTTGGAAAGCAACTGAATATAGATATGTTGCTCTCTCAAGAGACTTATTATCTCGTTGGGGTGGTCCTTTTGATTATGGAGATTATATCATAATAGAAGGTACAGGTAAATGGGATGGAGTGTATCAAGTACGAGATACAATGAATCCTAAATGGGTTAAAAGAGTAGACATACTTACTACGAATAGTAGATTTAAATATGATAATATTACGATGTATAAGTATGTAAATGAAAATGAGTATCTAATTACTGATACAGGTTTATAAAATAAGGGAAACACAATATGAAATGTATGATGAGTGTGGATGGTTCTAACATCGTTAGAGTCTCTGATGAGAAGGCAAGTAAATTATTTCACGAAGGTTTTAGATATGTATCTAAATCAGTTTGGAAAGAAAAAGTTCGTGATGTAAATAAAAAAGAAGAAACCAAAAAAACTAAAAAATCTAAAAAGAATAAATCTAAAAAATGATTTGGAATAAATATATTTTATATAGTATATTATTAGCAACATTAGGTAATTTAATAGTATGGTTTCAATTGAATGGTCAATTGAAATGGGATTTCATGCGAAACAATATGTTATTAGTATGTTTGATAGGCATGCCAGTAAGTTATATCTTTTACAAAGTAACAGAATTTGCTTATTTAGGACTAGGTTCATTATGGGGTGTAAGATTTTTAGTATACTCTGTTAGCTACTTAGTATTTCCTTTTTTAACATATTATTTTTTGGGAGAAGGATTAACAATAAAAACAATTATTAGTATATTATTATCTTTATTAATATTAATAATACAATTAATATAATATATAATATATAATATAATAACTATATAATAACTATATAGTAATATAATAATAACTAATAACTAATATAATAACTAATAGGAACAGAATGAAAAAATTAAACGAAACACAACTAAAAGAAAATTGGGATAAACTAATAAATTTAGTTTCTGTAACATTTTCTGGAGATAGAAAAGATAAACTTTTAAAAATGTATAAACACTTCGAAGAACGAATGATGTTTGCACCCGCATCAGGTACTGCACACTTTCATAATTGTTTCATAGGTGGTTATGTAGAGCATGTTTTACACATCACAGGAATATCAAGAAAATTATTTACAATGTATGGTGAGTTAGGAGCTCATATCGACTATACAGAAGAAGAAGTTATTTTTGCTGCTCTTCATCACGACTTAGGTAAAGTTGGAGATTTAGAAAATGATTATTATGTGCCGAATGATTCTAAATGGCATATCGAAAATCAAGGTAAGTACTATAAGAGAGGTAAAGAATTAAACTTTATGACGGTAACAGATAGAGCAATTTATTTGTTAAATCATTTTGGTTTAACAATGTCAGAGAATGAATATTTAGCTTTAAGATTGACAGATGGAATGTATGAAGAAGCTAATAAAACATATTTGATGCAGTATTTAGATGAGAATAAAGTTAAATCAAATTTATCAATTCTATTACATCAAGCTGATATGCTAGCATCAAGAATAGAATATGAGAATTGGAAATACCAGGATGAAAAAAATTCTAACCCTGAGCCAGTTAAAATAGTTAATAAACAAGAACAAACAAAGGTAGACGGCATGAAAAAGGCATTTGACGAGCTGTTTGATAAATAAATTATGATGATAGAAATTTTACTAACAATAACAATATTAATTCTAAGTGTAACATTATTTTATGCACTCAGAAGGATAAATCAGTATGAAAACTTTTTAGTTGAAATAGAACAAGTAATAGCTTTCTCAACAGAAAAAATGAAACAAGTAGATGCAAAAGGTATTTATGAAGCAGAAGATGAGACAGGATTCTTTTTTGAACAATTAAAAAGTATTCAACTTCTTTTGGATGGTATTTTTGAAAACGATAAGGAGACTAAGTAATGGGTAGAAAAAAAACAACAAATTATTATTGGACTGATGACACAGAACAAGCAATAATTGCATATAATACGACAGACGATACAGACAAAAGAAATGTACTTTATAGAGAAGAAATAGAATATCCTATAAATAAACTTTCAGAAAATATAATTAATACTTTTAAATTTAGTTATTTTGATGATGTGTTTAAAGATGTACAGCATGAAGTAGTTGCTTTTATGATAATGAATATGCATAAATATGACCACAATAAAGGTTCAAAGGCATTTAGTTACTTTTCAGTAGTTGCTAAAAATTATTTAATATTGAATAATAATGCTAATTATAAAAAGTTAAAATCACATACATCTCTTAGTGCTCTTTCAAATGTAAAAGGTGATGATGTTAATAGCGATGCTAAAACTTTATTAAATGAATCTATAGCATATTTCGAAGATAAGATTCCAGATATATTTGGTAAACAAAGAGATAGAATGGTTGCATATGCAATAATCGATTTAATGAAATCTATAGATGATATTGAAGACTTTAATAAAAAATCTTTATACATATTAATTAGAGAGATGACTGATGTAGATACATCTCAAATAACAAAAGTTTTAAATGTGATGAGGAAACATATGAGAGTACTTCAAAACAACTATTATAAAAAGGGTTCAGTATTTCCTATATCAAAAATTGATAAGTTTTCCTAATTTTATATATTTATTAGTAACAGGAGAATTGTAATGAGTGATGAAAAAATATTTGAAGGTAAGTCCTTCTCTGATTTAACTAAAGATATATACGATAATCAGAAAAACAAAAAGTTACAACTTGATTTATTAATACAAGAACTTCACGGCATGATACAAACATTAGATGATGCTGTTATGATGGCACCCCTAATAAAAGAAATGTTTGAAGTATCTGTAAAAAACGATGAGCACTTAGTTAAGTTAGCTAGTGTTTGGCAAAGAATAATTTCAAAATCACCTTCGGGTAATGAAGACGGAATGTTCTTATCAGAAGCAGAAAAAGAAGATTTGATAAATGCTCTTCAATCTGATGTAGATGATATACAAAAAAAACACGAAAAAATAACTCAAGAAAAAGAACAAAATAAAACAGCAAGGACATAATGGCTAATTTTACACAGAGACCAGAATCAAATCTTGGTAAAACACCTGTATTAGATAGTCCAGGTATACAATCGGATTTTTTACAATTTATACCTGCTACGGTTACTGGTGTTGTTAATTGTGGTGAATCTATTATAAGTAATAATAATAGTGAAGCTAATATGATAACGGTTACTAAAAATGTTTTTTCGGAAGATGTTAATCTACGAGGGGTAGATAAAACTAAATTTAAACCATTAATACGAGGTTTTGCTGATAGTATCACTATCGGTGATTCTGTTTTAGTTACTTATATTGGTAAAAATGCATTTTATCTCGGCCCGATAAATACTTACAATAGTCCATCACAGAATTTTGACCCAACATTGAAAAGAGATACTTTTATAGAAACGGTAAAAGGTGCTGTCAAATCTGCAGTAATGAAACAAGGTATATCTGCTACTTTCCCAAAAGAAATTTTTTATAAAAAATTAATAAAAAGATTTATTCCGGATTTAGATGACCCTAACGATAGTTTTAGTAAAATAGAGCATCCAACTACTGGAAATAAAATATTAAGTGATATTCATACAGACTTGACCTTAGAGGGTAGACATGGTAATAGTATAAGAATCGGTAGTAGAAATATCAATCCTTATCTTTTTATTTCAAATGGTAGAATAATTAACCAACGGACAGAAAGTGTCTTAGATGGTAGTATTTTATCAATGACTGATACTGGTACACTAAATCAACATTTTCCTGCTAAGTTTATTAAATTAGACGAGACAGAATATGAATTTAAATTAGGTGACGAATCAATAGAAACACCTATAAATTTTATAAAAGATACTTTTCAAAAAACATTAGGACGGGGATTAGGTTTAGAAGGTGAAGATGATGATGATATTGAAACTACTATTTATGGATATAATAGTCCACAATTATTTATTAATTCAGATAGAGTTACAATTAATTCAAAGAAAGATAGTATTTTTTTATCTTCGTTTAGACATATACATTTAGGTTCTGGAGATACTATGACTTTCTCCACTTCTAATAATGTAGTTTTTAATGTGGGTGCAGAAGAAGCAAGTTATGTAGTTAATGCACCTCAAGTAAAATTAGGTTCACAAATCGATGACGAGACAGAACCAATAGTTTTAGGTGATACATTATTAGACTTATTATCAAGGCTATCAGATGAATTAACTTCATTATGTACATCAATTACAGCAATAACGGTCCCAACAACTCAAGGACCATCTGGAACACCAATCAACTCGGGTGACTTTACCTCTATAAGTAGTAACATATCAGGTATTCAAGGAGAGTTAGAATCATTTTTAAGTATAAGAAACAGAACTACTTAACATGCCATTAGCTGCTGCAGACTTAGAGGGAGAATTAATATCACTTTCAAAACAGGCAGGTGCCAACAATGATGTCAACTATGCGCAGTTAGGTAAAGCAATGCAAGTATATGGTGCTGGAATGCAGTTTCCGCCACCAGCTGGTTTAGGTGCGGCAACTTCTGCAATGGAAGGTATCCTAAGTCCTCTACCTACTAATGTTGCAAATATACCTGCTCTAAAACTTGCCTTTCAAGTATGGGCAATGAATATAATGATAGGTTTTCCAGCAAATCCAGCCGATTTGATGGCTGTACCAACTATTGCACCTGCAGGTCAACCACCAATCGATAGTGTTCTTTCCACACCAACTGAAGATATAGAGGGAAGAGCTAAAAACTTTGCTTCTGTTGTTGATACTTGGATAAAAACAGGTACATATGATAATGGTACATTTGTTGTTATTGCTGGAGCTCCAACTCCAGCTCCAGTTATTGTTCCTTGGGGTTAGTTTAATATATTAAATTTAAATAAAAATTTTAAAATTTCATATTTATATATGAATAGGTTTATAACATTAGGAGTGTAATATGAAAAAATCAGAACTGAAATTTATGATACGAGAAATAGTTAGAGAAGAAGTAGCTCTTTCGATAAAGGCTGTCGTCAATGAATTGACACAACCTACTCAAAATTCTAAATCCCAACAAGTAGTAGTTGAAAAAAAAGTAAATGAAAATAAATCATTTACAAAAAATTCTATATTAAATGAAGTTATGAATGAGACAGCTTCAGATGAAGAATGGAAGACAATGGGTGGAGGAACTTATGATTCAAGTAAGATGAATGATGTTATGGCATCACAATATGGTAATTTGATGCAAAATTCTTCACAACCTAGTCCGGATGCTATGGTAGCAACTTTAGGAGTAAATCCAGCTCAAGTTTCAGATAAAATAAAAGATAATATGTTCAATAAAGATTATAGTACTTTATTAAAAAAGGTAGATGAGAAAGCAAAACAAACCCGTCAAAGATAATAGGTAATAGGAGATAATAATGGCTTTTGAAATACTCAAGCCTGAAAATCAGAATAAGGATGGTGAAAAACAATTTACACAAATTGGATTTTCTTTGCCATTTGGATTTGAAAATAATAATACTACCAGTACGACCTTGGACGCCTTGAAAACAAATATGACAAATTTATTAGTTACGGATAAAGGAGAAAGATTATTTCAACCGAATTTAGGAATAAATCTTAATAAATTCCTTTTTGAGCCGATGGGGCTTGAAGTGGGATTAGAATTAAAAGAGGATATAGAAAAACAACTTAAAATTTGGTATCCCTTTTTGATTATAAAAAAAATAGATGTATTACAAGAACCAAACAATAACCTTATAAAAATTAATTTAGTATTTTCTTATGAAAGAACACCGAACTTAGAAGAATCAGTTCAGATAGATGTAGGTGGTACAGGGAGTGATTATTAATGCCTTATAATAATGATACAGACAAAACATATGCACAACAAAATGTTAATTATACGAATAGAGACTTTAATTCTTTAAAACGGGCTTTAATAAATTATACTAAAACATATTTCCCTTCAGCATATAAAGACTTTAATGAGACATCACCGGGAATGATGTTGTTAGAATTATCTGCATATGCAGGTGATGTTTTAAATTATTATGTTGATGATAGTTTTAAAGAAATGATTTTACCATTAGCAGAAGATAAAAGTAATTTACTTAATTTAGCTAAAACTACTGGATACAAACCGAAACCTATCGTACCAAGTTTTGCAGATATAGAGTTCTCATTATTAGTTGATGCAGATATATCTAATTTAAATAATATTGTACCTAATAGTTCTCAGATACTAACTATAGACAAAGGGGTAAAAATAACATCAACGGCTAATCCAGATGTTATATTTGAATCATTAGAACCTGTGGATTTCAATACAAGTAGTTCTCTTGATGAAAGATTTATAGTTAATGATGTTGATAGTAATACTGGAATAGCTACAAATTTTATCAGTAAGAGGACGATTAGAGCAGTATCTGGAGAGACAAGAACTGCAACTTTTAATATTTCTGCTCCAGAAAAATATAAAAAAATAAATTTAGTTGAAAATAATGTTATAGAAATTTTAAGTATTATAGATAAAAATAATAATAAATGGTATGAGGTAGAGTTTTTAGCTCAAGAAAATGTACCAGTTTCTACATATTATGCATACGACCCTGATAGAGTTACTGCATATACTGATGTTGATGATACAAATATTGCTGTACCATTTAGTTTATCTTTTATCAGAACAACAAAAAGATTTATAACAGAGATGGAAGAAAACGGAACAACCTCTATAATTTTTGGAAATGGTGTAGTAAAAAATGGACACCAATTCGAAACTACTTTTTTAGATATAGAACAGGAAGGTGTAAAATTACCTACTACTAATTTTTCTCCAAAACCTTTAAATCCTAAAATGGCAGAATATTATGGTTCTCTTGGAGAAGCACCTGCAAATACAACCTTAACAATAACATATAGAGTTGGTGGAGGTTTGGGTTCAAATGTAAATTCTGGTGATTTAGTTTCTTATGATAATGTAGTTACAATCCCAGCTGGTGAATCTACTGCTAATTTAACGGTAACTAACCCCCAACCTGCTTTAGGTGGGAAAGAATCAGATTCTATTGAAGAAATACGACAGAATGCAATTGCAAATTATTCTACACAACTAAGATGTGTGACTAAAGAAGATTATGAGGGTAGGATAATAAGTTTACCAGCACGATATGGTAGTATTGCAAAAGTATATTGCACAACAGGTGGAGAAGTAACACAAACAGATAATATTAATCTGGTCAACAATTTACAGACTTTGATGGACAATGTTATTGTAGAAATTTTAGCTAAAGGTTCAGACCCACAAATTACAAATGTAGCAGAAGCATATGATGTAAATTTAGCTAATGCAGTACCTTTGATTGCAGCAGATGGAGAAAATGTAACAGAGGATGATAGAGCGAGAGTATTTGAGGCATATAACACATTAAAACAATTTACAGGTAATACTAATAATGTTTCGACCGTTGATATTTATTTATTATCGTATGATTTTAATGGTAACTTGGTACCTTGTTCTGATTTAATTAAACAAAATATAAAAAATTATTTATCTCAGTTTAGAGTCGTAACAGATAGAGTAAGAATTTTAGATGGATATATAGTTAATTTCGGAGTCTTGTTTGATGTTTTAGCATTCCCGAACTTTGATAAAAGTGTAATTAAAAGTAATTGTATTGAAGCTCTTCAAGAATACTTCCACATAAAAAATATGCAATTTAAACAAGTGTTATATTCAACAGATTTAATAAGTATACTAAGTGGGATAGAAGGAGTTAAAGCAGTTAATGATATAATTATAACACAAGATGTTGATTTTACTAATGTTTCAGGAGAACCTATATTTTCTCCAGCTTTATATAGTAAATCAATTAATATTAATCAAGAATCAATGATAATAAACGAAATGGGATACGGGTATTATTATAACTTCCAGGAATTCTTTAGTTTTCAAGCACCAGAAGGTCGTGGTGTTGTTTTACCACCAGTAGACCCAACTATATTTGAACTTAAAGACCCAAATAAAAATATAAAAGGGAGGGTTAGATAATGCATTATTTTGTATTCCCTTCAGCTGATTCTTGGATTTCAAGTGGTTCTAATAATTTAACTGGAGAATCTTATAAAGACCAAAACTTTGGTCAAGACCAAATATTAGAAGTTGGTAAAGAATTTTATAATACAAGTTTTGATTACCAAAATAGAGCCTTGATTAATTTTAATGGAACTAGCTTTACCGAGATGTCACAATCTATAGTTAACGGGGACATACCTACAGATGCAAAATTTGTACTTAAATTATATGAGTCTGCAGGAAACTCTGATTTATCTTCAGAATATAAAATTGAAGGTGCTGCAATATCTGAATCGTGGGACGAGGGTGTTGGAAAATTCGGTGACAACCCTAAAACAACTGAAGGGTGTAGTTGGGAGAATAGACTTTTCCCTCAAGGTGGTAATGCAACAACTTGGAGTAAGTCAACTGGACTACCAGACCACGGAGTCTCTACAATTTCTTCAAATTTTGGTAGTCAATCGTTTTCGTATAATAGTGCTGATATAAATATGGACATAACTAATATGACACGGGCGTGGTTAGATGGTACTAATAAAAATAATGGTATACTTCTAAGGTTAAGTGGCAGTCAAGAAACAGATGAAGTAACTACAGCTAATTTAAAATTCTTTTCAAGAAATACACATACAATATATGCTCCGAGAATTGAAGTTCAATGGGATGGACATGCGATTGTTACTGGTTCTGCTACTGGTTCATTAGATAAGTTAGATATATCAGGTGACTCAGATAACCATATTTTTACAATAGGTTTAAAGGAAAAATATAGAGATACCGATGTTATTAAATTTAGATTAGGTGCTAGAAAACAATATATACAAAAAACTTTCTCAACATCTTTTCAAAGAGCCTCTGGTTCATTCATACCTGAGGGTAGTGGTTCATATGCTATAGAAGACCTAGCAACAGGAGAAAAGGTTATAGACTTCTCAGAATATACAAAACTTTCTTGTGATTCTAAAAGTAACTATTTCATTGAACACTTAAATGGATTTTATCCAGACAGATTTTATAAAATTTTGGTAAAGGTAAAGTATGACGATAATCAAGAAATCATTTATGATAACGATTTCGAGTTTAAAATAGTGAGGTAATATGGCTGTCCAGTACGAAACACTCAACGAGTTTAAAGCTTATACAACAAGGATATCAGAATATATTGCTAAAGAATCTTTAGTTAATATACCTGGATTAGTTTCAACAGGCCCTAATTCAAATAATCCATCACAACAAGCTGAATTTTTAGACTTTGTAAGTCAATCTGGAGTAAGTCATCTACAATGGTATCACAAAACAATTGCTAATGGTAAAGTAAAAAAACATAGAAAAAGTAATGAACCTTTAATTGTTTTTAATGATGAAAAATCCAGTAACTTAGAAGATTTAAATGTATTAGAATATATAGCGTATAAATTAGCAGGTGTTGAACCAGAATTAGGATTGGCTGTTGGATTATTTGGTTTACCGAATCCTAATATACAAGATGGTTCTCAAAACAATTTTCAAGATGCTACCGTAGAAACGGCTACACAAAATTGGGGTTATGTACCATATGTCTATATAAAAGCTTCATTTAACTATATAATGTTAGCACCTCAACAGATACCAAGTATTGTTGCATCAAATTCTAATTATTTTGATGCAGATAGTTTCATCTCAACAATGACTGAACAAGGTTTTATTTTCCAGTTAGATAGTGAGTATGATTTATCAGATAATTTTTCACAATTTTTACCTGTCGGTACTAAAAAAAGATATGTTAGTAAACAAGCATTAAGAAATTTTTCTGATACTACTATAACAGAATTGCAACCAGATACTATTCGAATAAAAATAGATAAATTTTTTGATAGTTGGAATAAAGTAAAAGAATTTATTCCAATCGGATATCAAGCAACAACAGGACAGAATTTTATAGCTAACCCTTCATTTGGGGGAGGAATAGGTCCTGGAGTATTAACGAGAAATACAGATTTGACTGATAGAGCAGCTTTTCAAGAAGTAGTAACAAGAGAAAATCCAGGGTTTTCAGATTATGTTTTAAAGCAAGACGGATATCAAGATTCTTTTTATTCAATAAATTTAAGTGCAGGTCCAGATTTTTCTTATGGTGCTGCAACTACATATGTTGCATCTTGTTGGGTTTATGCAGACCCAACTTATCAAGGAGTAGATGAAGCATTATTTGATATACAAATGGAACAACCAAACGAACAGACTGGTCAAAACTCTATTTATAATGCACCCCAAATAATTAATGACATAACGGGTGAAATTATTATTGGAGGATTATGGGCTGACAATCAAGGTAATGTGTGGCGTCAGTATAAAAAAGTATTTACTACTCCTTCAGTTTTTTCTGAAGAGGGTAAAATAATTTGGTCACTTGGAAAAAGTTATGCAGCAACAGGTGATACACAACTATATGATGCATCAAATAGTAATCCAAATGCGTTTAGGTATATAACTGGATTGCGAATCGAAACAGGTACAGAAGTACAAAATTTAGAAAGACTACAATTAACTGCAATAAATGAACAATCTATAGCAAGAGTTGCAAAAGATTGTCAATCTTTGTTAAATCCATATGATGTACCATTATTTTCTTTTAATGACTTCGATGATTTTGTAGAAGGACAAAAAGTATCATCACAAATTGCAGATTTATATGTAGATATAAAAGATGGGTTACTTGAATCGTTAGAATCGATAACAGATAGTTCTTCAACTGCCTTTAATAATCTTTCTCTACAATTACAAGCAGCTGGCGAAATATCTGGAGATGCAGCAGTCAATATTTCTTCAGCGTTTACAGAAGCAGCTGGTCAAGTTAGTATTAAAGTGAATGAATTAACATCACAGATATTAGGTTTAAAAAACTCCTTTATAAATAATATTAATATAAATGGAGGTAGTGGTGGTTCTGGCAACCAAGAACAGAGTCAAGGTCAAGCTGCAAACGGTACATATGCTTATACATCTTACTTAACAAACCCATCTCCGGCAAACAATATACAATTTTCAAAAAATATGTATACAAGTTGGAATGGTGGATATCCTTTAGCAGTTGGATATGAATCTAATTTTGGTATTTCTGATAATTTTAACAGAAACCCACAAGAAAGATTAAATCAAATAGATGGTAATTACGAAATATTACAATCAAATCAAAATTTATGTTTTACTTCAAGACCATTACAAACTTATACAACACAGCAACCTTTACCTGTAAAAGAATTTAATCGAATAGTAGCTAGAGGTAATCAACAACAAGGAATTTCTACGGTTGGAATACATAATGGTACGACTGCTATACATCCAATTTTAAATAATGTTTTTGATGGTACTACTATTACACCTCAACAACCTCCATTTAATTCAACTTTATCACCTATAGGTGGAGATGCTTTATTTCATGCTTTATATGGTAATAGTGTTAATGATTATGTAAGTCAAAAAATAATACCTATTACTGCAGAATCTTTTAATCAAAATTCATATATCTTTACTCCTGCAACTTGGAATTATTTTCATGGTAATGCTGGGTGGGCAAGTAAAACTTTATTTGAAAATGGTATTATGACAGCAAATTCAGGTGGAGGTTTAGAAAATAATGGTATAGCAACAGAACAGGGTAATGGAGCATCATTAATTCCAAACACAAAAGCATATGCAGATTTAGTTTTCAAAAAATGGAATGCTTTAAGAGCTGCAAGAGGATTAGGTACTGAAGTGTTAGATAAAGGACACACTTATTTACCGTATTTAGGACCTGATGGTTATTTAGCTCCATCTAATACTGAAACTTATAATGATACATCTTATCCATATGTAACAGATTCAAGTGTAATCGTTACAACACACGCTTACAAACCAGGCGAGTATATGGATATTAAAGTTAGTTTAACACCAAATGGTAATTTTCCTAATCCAAGTTATACAGATAAACTAGGAGTATCAAGAGATTTAATAGAATCTTACAATATATTTTTATCTGGTGTTGATAAAAGAAATTATGTAACAAAAAATGATACAAATACTGCATTTGGTTTTAAATTTTGGAGAAAAACTTTATTTTGTTATAACGCATATCACAATGGTGAATCAATATTAAATAATGAATTAAATATACGAACAGGATTTGAGGTAGAAGATTTTTATCCCGAAGGTACATTAAATAATAATTATCAAGGTGGCCAAGATGGAGGCGGTAATTTATTTACGAATATGTGTCCACTCATACCTGGTAGTTATGTAAAAGCAGCAAATGGTGATTTTAATTATTTGAATCAGGGTGGTATAAGATTATTACCTAAACATTTAAGACAAAATGTTTTACAAAACGATGGTGGAAATGGTGGTTCTGTAAATGGGGAAGGATTAGAAAATAATAAACATACATTTTTACCATTTTCTCAATATCATTTACAACCAATGTATGGTGGTCTCTGTGGAGTACCAATTTTAAGAACCGTAAGAACACAAGATTTAACTCAGGCAGAAATAAACGCTGGCGAAACTGCTTATAGAATATTTAGATTGAGGGTACAAGCAGATATACCTACAGACCATCCAGTAATGTTTGAAACAAGAGCTGAAGGGGCATCAGATGCCTCACCTGGTATTTATAATGATTATTTTGGATATTCAGCAACTACACCATATATAAAATATACACAAGAAGGTAATACAAACCTTACATATCGAGAACGAGCAAACATTTATGATATTAGATATATGCCTTCTACAAAAAATCCAATATGGAATATTTTATCAAGACAATGGTTAGGTGTATCGAATTTTGGTGTAGATACCGATAACCTTTATGGTGACTCTGACAACCCTCACATTTATGAAGAGGGTTATTTACAATTAGCTGGTGGTGGTATGTCATCAATGTGGAATAACTATGGTGGTTTTCAAAATGAAAGACAAAATAGTTTACCATTAGAACAATCTACTTTTAAAATAAAATATTTTGGTGCAAATCCTAATGATGTTCAAGATTTAAAAGGGCAATGTGGAGGCGCAGCCAATTCAACTGCAGGTGGAGATTATTCAGGTGGGTTTGAAATGACTGCTCAAAGAGCTTACTGGAATTCAATCATACAAGGTGCACCCAATACTTCAAATAATCCAGATAATGTAAACTTGTTGTTAGAAGCATACACACAATATTCAGCTGATAATTATCCAAATGGTGAATCACCGTTTTTTGATAATGGTGCTGCTTTACAATTATCTTATGACCAAACATTTATGGACGAGATTGGTGATGTGTATGACCCATATAATGCTAACAATAATATAACATTACATTCTGGTGATGACTTTGGTTTTGCAATGAATATGATATTTGCTTCTACACCGGTTTTTTGTGATTTTGACCAATCATTTGAAAGACCATTAATATTAGCAGAAAATAATTATCCTACTTTAACTATTGATGAGTTTTTATTAAATGAATCTTTTGAGGGACATGCTAACTTCAATACTGGTTTTGTATTTAGAAATAATCGGTTTTCGACAGGTGATTTTTTATCAGCTGGTCAAGAATATGATTATGGACAATTAGATGGTTCTCACATTTTAAGTGTAGATGAACACCCATCAGAATTAATTGTAAATTGTGAATTTTCTATAGTACCAATGCTACCTTGTCAACAGGGTAGTGATATTGATTGGATAGGATATACACCTTTCGGTAAACCGATAAAAGGAGATGAAGTGTATGGAAGTTGGACTGGTGTAGATTATACATCAGGTTTACAGGAATCAACTACTAATGGATTACCAGACATTGTAAGTTTTAAAACATCAGTTCAATATAGTGGAGCACCTTTTTCAGATGAACACTTCCAAGATATAGGTGTTGCTGATAGATTTGGAAATATTTCTTCTCCTTTTTATGATTGGACAAGTTGGCCTTTTCATAATAACTTAGGTAATTCTACTACAGGTGCTGGAAGAAATAGATTTTTAGATTTAAGAACGGTTGTTCCAGGTACTGGATGGATATATAATGCTTTACTGGATTCTGATATTGGTGGAGCTGTTTATCAAGGTGCTAACCCAATTCGTTTTGATGGCCATGGTCAGTTCAATACTGGTGACTCTCCTCACGATATTGTAGCAGCAGGAGCAGTTGGTGGTTTTTCAAAACCTCAGAGTGCAAAAACTACTCCATTAAGTAATGGTTCACTCGGGGCTAGTAGACAAAATGGTGCAACTTGTCATAGAGCAGGTGAGCTAGCAGTTTTATCTACATTTAATATATTACAATCTCAAGCTGTACCAGGTTATCATACTATACCACCTAATTTAGATTTTGTCAATGGTATGGGTGGTGCTTATGTTGGTTCAAATACATTCATTTCTAACGCTACAATGTTTGATGATGATTTTCAAACCAATCTCCAAGGTGATAATTATTTAGGGGATTTTGGTGATTTACTTGTCAGTAATAATTATCCAGCACCATATGGTACTTGGAAATTGACTTATGATTTAGAAAGAGCAGTATCTTTTGGTGTGTTATGTGATTTATATCCTTTTGACCCTATTGGGGGAGAAATGACACCTATGTATAGAAGAATACATAATCAAGTTTTATGGAGATATAATTGGTACGGTTGTGGATTAATAGCTCCATTTTGGAGATATAAAAGTAATTTTGTTGTTGATGATGAGCATTATAACTCTTCTGGTTTACAAGGAAGTATAGATGGATTGATTGAATATGGTCAAGAAGGTCAAGGTGGTGGTACCGGTGGTGGAACTGGTGGTGGTGCTGGTGGCCAAGGACAACAATCTTCTAATACTGCTCCAAACAATCAAATGTGGGGTTGGTCTAAAGAGAGTGATGCTGATGGTAATAGTCCATATGACCAGGCTGCTCAATAATAGGGGAATGAAATGAGTACAGAATTTATAAATATTTATACTGATGACCAAAGTGATGTTATTGTAAATAATTTACAAGACATTATATCATATCCAAATTTAGAACTTACTAATTTAGGTGAGCAACCAAGGTCACCGTATACTTATAAAAATAAATTTTATTTAGAAGTTAATGTATTTAATGAAAATGATTCATTTTTATTTAAATTAAATACTGGTAAACCTCTATTAATGACTGAAGGAGGAGAATATTACTTAGGTGAATATCATCTTTACAACTATGATTATATGGTTGGCAAAGTACATTCTATTCAACCACATGGTACTTTAATTAAAGTTAGAGAATCACAAATAGATATTTTCCCTTTAACAAGATATTCAAGTAATTATGGTGCTAGTCATTCGACTGAATATTGTATTAAACCTTCTCAAATATTTGATATAATGAAAAAAGTACCCTCGATAGACTTACAAAAGAATACAAAATATAAAATTCAGCATGTTATTATGAAAGATGCAATATTAGCTGCTGGTGGATATATGTCAGGTGCAGGGTTAGAAACAGGGGGTATGGATTAATGAGTAGTTTTCCAGAATATAACCCCACTGGTATAAGGTTGATTGCAAAAAGAATTTCTAATTCTAAAAAAGAAATTGAATTAACGGTTGTTTCTAATGCACAATCAGCATTTGAATCGGGCAACTTTCCATTATATATTCCAGGTGAGGGTAATATATCTACTCCTGTAAAAGCTATTTTAAAAAATATTAATGAAGTTATATTACAATACATTCAAGGAAATCAATCTGATGTAGTTGTTGATGTTGGGGAAGGAAAATATATACCAATTGTAAATTCATTATTTTCAGAAGACCAATTTGCAGTAGTTAATTCTGCAGACAGAGATGTCTTTGTAATAAGAACAAATGAACCTCTACCTTCTTCTTTTAAAAAATTATCTCAAATTAATATAAAAGTTATGGTGAGTGAATTAGTTTCACAAGAATTAATTTACGCAGGTGATGTTAAAGAACCACCGAAACCTTTTGGACAACCTTTAGCAACTGATTACACTTTTAAAGGTAGAAATCCATACTATGATAAAAATTTAGAATTTGAAAGTTTTAATGATATGAGTGGTTCTGCTTCTTCACAAAAATTAGAAGGAGTTATTTCAGGTTCATATCTTAATGATATACAAGATTATAGTGCATTCGAAAAATTTGCTCATTTTAGTTCTGTAGAAAAAAGAATAATAAATTTTAAAAATAAATTAAGAGATATACAATCAAATCTATCTGCAGTGTCATCTTCATTAAGAGGTTCAGGACAAAATGTTGATGTACGAGCTATTAAAGAAACTTCAAATACATTACCTCATTTAAAAGAATTAAGAGAAGAAAAATTTAGAAAAGCACAAACAATAATTAATGGTTTTACAGGTTATGAAAAATTTCTATATTATGATAATCAGAAGACCACATCAGGTTCTGCACCAGGTCTTGGTCAAAATTTTGCTAAAAGTTTTCCTTTTACTCCTGGATTAGAAAAAGGTGTACAATTTAATAATGAAGGGTTTGAAACAACCTTTATCATATCAAGTTCTGCATCCGACTTCAAGTTAACTTCAGGACAATATGAAGTAGAAGATTATCCATTTTTTAATGATTCCGGTTCTTTTTATTTATCATTTTTAATGCGTGCATCTGCATCTTTTTCTGATAGTATTGTATTTCAAAATTTTCAAACATCTTCATTACCTAAATATCCACAAGATAGTTTACATAATAAAATTATTGCAAACCCAACATCATCAGGAAGTCAATATAATAGATATGTTTTTGAAGCATCTGCTTCATATTGGGAACCTGCAAATACTAATATAACACCAGGTTTTTATAATCAAGTAACTTGGGATGCAGACTCAGATGATATAAGAATTTTATCTGGTTCTAATGTAACAGGTTCAGGTACAATTACAGCATATGGAATGTATTCTGATTTTACAAATGAACCAGCAACAGGTAGTGGTGTTTCTCATAAAGGTAGTTTTATTCCAAAAGGAGATTTATTTAATATTAATATAAATGGATTACCAGCTGGAGGAACAGGTGAAAATGTAATAATTACTGATTTTAAGTTAACAAGAAAACAACCAGATAGTAATTACTTACCATTTAGTTATATACCAAATATAGATTCTACAGAATTTTCAAATTGGTATGATGATATTATACTTACAGCAAAAAATTACGATGAATCTAATGTACACAGACTTTTAAACAATTTACCTGCAACTTATCAAAAAACTGATAATACATCTAATTCTGATTTGAGAGACTATGTTGATATGATAGGAGAGTTTTTTGATGAATATAAAGGATTAATTGATGATTATTATAGAATATTTAATCAAGGTTTTTCTGATTATGAGACATTACCTAACAAGTTTAATTCTTTATTATCAACTTGGATAGGGTTTGATATTATCGAACCACAATCGGGAAGTTTATTAGATAATTTCGGTTTAGATTCATATTCTACAGAAACACGCACAAAATTTCACAAAAATTTAGCTAATAGAGTTTTAAATAATATAAGTTATTTATATAAAACTAAAGGTACTCAGAATAGTATAAAAGCTTTACTTAGTATATATGGTTTACCATCAAATGTTTTAAAATTGAGAGAACATGGTGCAACAACTAAAACATATTATGATACGATATTAGGTAATGATATATCTGTTGAGTCAATAACCTTAAAAAATATTACTGGTAGTTTATCATATAAAGAAAAAACATCAAACTTTAACACTTTAATTCCACATCCTGAAATGTCAATGTCTTTAGATTGGAATGGAACTGGAGAAGTATCTTCATCTGCATTTGAAGGTATATTTAAATTATTCCCAACATCAAATACTCAAAGTTTAGCTGAAGATAGAGCAGACAATGATTCTGATATTAAGTGGAGGTTGATGGCAATGCAATCAAGTTCTAATCAACCAAATTATGCAAAATTAAAATTTGAAATAAATAAAACAACTCATGCATCTGCATCTATTGACACAAGAAATGAATTTATTGAAACTGATTATCTAAACATAATGGATAACTCTTTGGTAAATGTATTATTACACAAAAGTTCATCTGGTCATAATGTTGTTAGTAATCATAACTATGAAATAATAGTAGGAAAATCTGTTAAAGATAAAATTCATTTTATACATAAATCTGGACAATTAACAACAGATGGTTCATCAGGACCAGGCAAAGCTATCAATGAAAATTTCCTATCTGGAAGTGCTACAAGACTACGATTAGTTCAAAAGTATACAGGTTCAATAGGTCAAATTAAAACTTGGAAAGAACCTTTAAGTATTGGGGCATTTAAACAACATTTATTTAATAAAAAAAGTAAAGTAGGTAATAATTTATCAAGTTCAATTGATGATATAAATATAGATTTACCTATGGAAGAAAACTACAAATCAGGTTCTGATTCATTTAAAATAATTGACCAAAGTCCAGCTGGAAATGATATAAATTTAGATACAGATTTATTAGATGAAATGAATGGTACACCATATGATACAGATGTAATTAGTGTAATATCTTTCGGTGCAACAGGTACTGGTTTAGGTTCTTTAGAATTTAATGACAACCATATTATTATAAATGATAATTTTGAATTACAGGATAATTTATCCCATAAAAAAAGTTCTTTAGCATCAAATAATGAAAATGCTGTAAAAGATTTTATTAACACTAATAATTTAGAATTTGCAAGGTCACCACAAGAAGTAATAAATGATTTCATATTAGATAATGTTGGTAACTATGATTTTAATGATTTATTTGCAGACCCACGAGATGATTTTGCTGATTCTTATAAAGATTTAGAAAAATTTAATAATAAAGTACTAAAAGAAAATAATGTTAGTGTAAATATAAATAAATTCATTAGAGCAACATCAAAAATATTTTCAAGTAATGTACTGGAAAGTGTAACTAATTTATTACCTGCTAGAGCTAAAGTTTCTAAGGGTACAATAATAAAACCAACTTTGACTGAAAGACTTAAATTTCCTCCTCTTGCAAGCAATCCTGATGTTGAACACATACATAGAGAAGAAACAACTATTCCAGGAGACATAACAACTAAAGGGGGACATTTAGTCACACCACCAGAATATAATTTTGATAACATAACATCATTTGATAAAGATGTAGTATACGGGTATGATGCGGAAGCTGGTGAAGTAGATATATATAATCAATTAGGAATTGTAGAAAGAAGGAAACAGCCAGAAAATACTTGGGGTGCTAGTGTCAATGATACACACTTTGTAAGTAAATTGGAGTTAGGTATAAATAACGATGGAAATACTTATCATAATGAAGAAAGAGTTGTTTTTGAAATGCTCGGCGATACTGAATTTATTTCAGGTTCAAAAATAGGCAAGTCACATACATATCATTTAGATTATACAGATGCAAATACTTTTGATAATAAAAAAATAATACAAACTTCAGAAGTTGTAGGTAAGAGAGATTTAGGTACTTCATTACAATTGATTGATAAAGATAATCCAGATGTTTATGGTGTATTAATGGATGATTTTAGAATACCAACTAATCATACTGCAGCATATATTGATAAATCACATTACCAATTAAATAGAGGTTTCTTTCAAGGGTATAAATACCATGGAGGTTTAGGTACATTTGGAATAGGTACAAGTGCATATTGTTTAATTGGAAATTTAACTTGGACCGGAAATTTTGTTCCAGTAGCAAATGATGAATTTAATCAAGAAGGTCTTGAATGGACAGATTTATCTACGGCTTCTTTTTATACTATTGAAATGGAACCGTCAGCCAATAACAGATTACGATTAATAAGAACAGAAGCTGAACCTGGAGTAACAACATAAAATATTATTACATAAAAACTTAAAAAGTACATATTTATATATGAAAAGAATTATGATAGTTACAATCAGTCAGTTCAGAAAAATTTAGGAAATTTAGGAGAATACAATGGGATATTTAGATAATTCAACAATAGTAGTTGATGCTGTTTTAACTAAAGAAGGAAGAAGATTATTAGCTGAAGGACAAGGTCTTGATATTCAATACTTTACTTTGTCAGATTCTGGTGTAGATTATACACTTTGGAATCCAGACCATCCAAGTGGTTCGGCATTTTATGGTGAGGCTATAGAAAGTTTACCATCCTTAGAAGCTATTCCAAGAGGTCAATTTTATATGAGAAATAAATTGATAACTCTTGATAAAGGAGTTACATCAATTCCTTATTGGACAATAAATGATTCTACTGATATGGTTACTATTAATTGTGATGATGTAGCATCCAACGGAACTTGGCCAGGTACAAGAGTAACATTCAAAATAAATGGAACAGATGCAAATGATAGAAACTTCCAATTAACAATACCAAATGGTTCAGCAATTTTAAATCTTACAGCTGGTGACACACAAAATGGTGATATATACACAGGAACTACTATAACAGCATTATCAAACGAAGAAGGACAATCAGTTTCATATCTACAAAATATTGAGTCAGAAGACGCAGCATTTTATTCAATTTCATCCACAAACGATACATTTGATTTAAGATTCCATAAAGGTGATATTTCAACCGTAATTGATTGTACATTGATAAGTTTAAATACTGGCATAAACAAAACTTTCCGATTAAATATAACAGCGAAAGAAAGTTAGGAGATAAATTATGGCATATAATCAAGGTGGTAGTGGAAACAATGGAGCTGGCGGAGTCGGCGGCGTTAGACGAGGAGGTTCTGCAGGCGTAGGTGGCGGTACTGGAGGTAGTGTAGGTCAAACACCCCAACAACAAAATATGACCACTGATTTAGGTGGAAGAATAAATATTGATTTAGTAGGTGGTGATTATATCAGAACACAACAAGTTGTGACAAAAGGATATTTTTCTAATGATGCAGGACTTTTAGAAGGGGGAAATATTCATACTGGTTCTCTTGCAAAATCGAATCAAAGTTATTATTTTACTGCGACCAACACACACCCTTTATCTTCTTCAGCTGAAGTACAATTTGCAGTTACTTTTGGCCATAAAGGTGGCTCAGGTTCTGTTGTTTTAGGAGGAAATACAACCGGAGCACAGAATTTACAAGGTGCAACTGAAGCAATATATAAACAATTCGCTGGACTTGTATTACCAGAAGCAGAAATTTCAGGTGGGTTTAAAATATCTGCACAAGGTACAAGTGGTGTACATTATACTGATAATACACCAGATGATTATATTTATGTTCTCGTAGGAGAAAGAGCAAGATTTAAAGATAAAATGGACCATAAATCTTGGACTATAAGATTAAAAGGAAGAAATACTTTAGGAGGAGAAACTCCAACATTATCATTAACTGATAATAGTGCAGATACATCTGTAGCTCACACAACTTCAATATTTGGAAAAAAATATAGTATAGTTAGTGGTTCAGCTGGTGTGATGAGTGGAAGTAATGGAGCAGCTGCTCATAGAACATTCGGATGGTTCTATCCAGAAGCAGGATTTATGATTTTTTCTGGAGCTGAATTATCTGCAAGTATACCAGGACCATCTGGTTCTGCAGAAGGTCTAGGAGGAATGGACCAAATAACATCAAGTTTTTCTGCTAATTCTGCAGATGCTAATCGAATCTCTTCAAGTGGGTTTGCACCTAATTTATACAATGATGGTAATCCTGAAAATGCTTTAAGAATGATTAATTGTTTAGCAAATGTAGGTACAGAAGACCAAAGACTTAGAAGTTCTCAAGTTCAAAATAAAGCAAGTTACTATTGTAGAGTTAGACCAACTCAATGTAATTTCTCTACTAACCCTACATTCGTATCTGCTTCAAATGATACAAATGTCGGAGCAAAAATAAGACATAAATCTATGTTTGGTAATCCAAATGTATTTATTACAGCTATAGGATTACACAGAAGTGACGGGAGATTAGTTGCTATAGCAAAATTATCAACACCGATTAAGAAGAATTTTGGAAGTGAAGCTACCGTTAAAGTTAACTTAACATATTAAAGAACAATGCTATGGCTAGATTATATAAAGGAATTGAATATACTTCTACACCATATGATGAAGTAATATATCATAAAACTCAGACTTTTGGTGAGAGTTCTGAAGGAATCAACTCTATACAATATAGGTCTGAATCTTTAGAATTTAACGATAGTGGTGTAGGTCAACTAAGTTATACTCCTTCAGGGAGTCACTATAACTTTGTAAGACATGCTTTATTCGACACAGGTTCTATATTTGATATCCATCCATATGGCAATGAATTTCACAAAAACAAATTTTATAATTCTGGTTCAGTAATTTATATACCACAGCAGTATTATGGAGAAAGAATAAACCCTAAGTCATTTAGACTTACTGATAGATTTGATACAGATAATAATGATGGTATACAAATACTTGATGATGGGTTTGGAAATCTATATTCTGAAAATGCTAGTTTTTCTCAAAGTGCTAATCATCTTTCATCATCAGAAAATTATGTTGGGAATATTCACTATGAAACTGGTATAGTTGTTATAGCTGAAACAGGTTCTTGGTCAGGGTCAGTTGGTGGTAATGATAAAGTTAATGATATAGTTTATTCAAATGTAGGTAGAAATAATTTTAATGTTAGATTTGAAGCTACAAAAATTATACATTCCAATCAAATAACTTTAAAAATAAATGCTGGTGAATTTAATGCTTCATCTAATAGGACACTTTTTTCTGCTTCTAATGCAGGCTATTCTACTAAAATTTTAGATACTATTTCTGGAAGTATTAGTGGTTTTAAACCTTATGCTTCCACAATTGCTTTTTATAAAAGGAAACCAGGTCAAAATATTGCATTAATACCTACTGCAGACACAGAAGAAGAGGGACTTATTGCTTCTCATTATGAAGAAGAAGCAGTAATGGTTGCTAGATTTCCATCACCAATACAGATGAGAGACGATACAGACTTAACGATAATTATTAAATATGATACATAGAGGATAATAGATGAACAAAGAATTACATTGGAATGGGTTGGATTATGGTGAGATTGTAGAAATTGGATACACTACTGCCGACACAATGTATTATCCTGGTGATGACCGGAGCACCACCCCACACTCTCCATTTAATAACCCATCCTCTACATTTGAAAATACAACATATAATGTTAACGGCCGTTACATGCGTGCGCTTGGTGTTATGCAGGAATACAGATGGGCAGATAGAATTGAAGTTTGTTTAGCATCCCCCGGGCAAAGATATTCAGCCGGCTCATATGCACAAAGTATTGCACATCCACTTGGAGATAATCCAAATCCAATAACATCTCTTGGCCCATTACATAGTGGTAATGATGCAGCCCAAAATACATCAGTTGATTGTTTACAAAACATTGGTTCTTGGAATCAAGTCTGTACTTGGCGTACAAAACCAGAAGTGATACAAATGTATAATTATCATCAATTATTAAGAGGAGTCCATCAAACTCAAATCTCCGCACAACCACAATATGGTTTAACTCTTCCAAACATTAATGATGATTTTATTCATACTCCAAGCTACGCTTGGTGGGTATATGTTAGTAGCCGATGGAAAGTAATAGCAAGACAAGGTGTTACTAATAATAACAATGCACCTGAGTTTGGTTTTGTACCACCTATGATTCCATATATAAAAACAAGAATTTCTCCAGAAAAAATTTTCGGACCTATAGATACACCTTGGTGGAAATTTGGTGGCCAGTTCACTTCACCTGATATTGGTATTGATGATACATATGATATGAATTTAGATAAATTTCAACCAGTAGAATTATACTTCACAGGAGTTACTAATTTGCATAGTAGTTTGAACGACCAAGGTTCAACTCAAAATATACCTGATGATATTCAATTACTTCAAGAATATTATGATGCTATTACCAGTATTAATAATGGAGTTCCAGGAGGTGGTCAATATGATAGTATTATACATCCTCTAATAGAAGCTGGATTACAAGCATTTCAGCCAATTTATCCATTTATATCACCTGGTAGTACTCAGATGTCAGATTACTTTCATCAACATCCTCCAGGACCAGATTTAACCTATGTTATATCAGACTATATTAACGAAGGTACTCCTTTTTATAATTTGTTTAATGCAGAACTAGGAGGGACTGGTACAGAATTAAATAATCCCGATTATGCATTACCAGGAACATTTATAGCTCAATTTGCAAATAGTCTACAAGGTAATCAAACTATTCGATTACCACATGCAACATTTGCAATAGGTCCATATGGACCAAAAATCCAATCAGGAATATCTGTTTTACCAAGACAATTCAATCCACCACAAGATGGTATACTTAATACTACTGGAAATATAATGGCACAAAATGGATGGTTACCTGGTGATACAGGAGAAGCTATAAATTCATCTTATCAAGATTTAATGCCATACACATTTACTGAAAATACACCTGAATCAGCATTACTAATACAAACTTATTTAGCAAATTTTTATGCAAGACATACAGCAGGTAGACATGCAATATTAGGAATGCAACCACTTTACTATTCATTAGATGAATTTTTTATACAAGATTATGATTTAATGGGACTTTATCAATACGACACTACAACAGGATTACCAATTAATCACAACTCTACAACCTATACCGGGAATATATCAAATTATTTATTAATGTTGCAGAATCCGGAAACATATGAACTCACAATTGAAAATTGGACTAAATTATATGTTATGTACAAAAGGTATAAAGCTACAAACCCAAGTGATAATGATTGGCCAAATAATATTACAAATTTAAACTCTCCATTAAGTGCAGTTGATATGCATGCTATTTATCCAGAATGGCCTCACATTGTTGAAGGACCAGGTGGAGGAACAGGAGCTGCAGCTGAATTTGCAGCTACTGCGTGGAATAAAGCTAATTTAAGAGGTTCTTTTGCACCTCTTGGACCGCCTGCACCTGCAGGTTATGTGCCAAAATGTGGTGTTAATTATCCACAATATCTAGGTATACCGTTTAATGTATCTCCTGATACAAATACTACGACACCAAATGATGGTGGTTATCCTTTTAATTTTCAATGTGGTATAAACTTTAATGCTGAAAATGCAGACACACTTACAGGTTATATGACGGCTCTTGATTATATCATACCTTACGGTGATGATATACCATTAGAATTAAGTGACTTATTTAATTCATATTCAAACACACCAAATGGTATAGAGGGGTGTGAAAATCAAGCACATCTCATATATGAATTTTTAGATAAAGAATTATGGAAATATTTTTATACGATGCATCAAGCAGTGAAAAAGTTTGTAGATTCAGAAAACACACTTGGTGATGATTATGTTTTTTATCCAAATCTAATTCCTCAAAATTTGATAATGAATACTTTAGAATTAACTAATAGAGAAAAAGAATTAGTAGCATATGCAAGAACATTAGATATTGGAATGGCATCTACAAATACTTCATATCAAGATTTTATACAACAAACGGTAAATCAATGGAATCCATTTTTAGATAATCCGGGTGGTAATGGTGGTATGCCTCAAATTATACAATATGGTTTTTTAGATAATATTCGAAATAAATTAATACAATTAACTTTAAATCAGGGCGGGATAGCTCAATGGGAAATAAATAATTTTCTTTATTGGGTACTTAGTAATGGTTCAACCGTTTTCCCTCCAGGAGGGTTAGGAGGTGGGTTACCGGCCCCTACACCTATAGACAACGATTTTAGTATGTATGATGATGATACTGAATTAGGAACATTTGTAACAGCACCATTTATGATGGGGCAAGAATTACAACCTGGACCTAATGAAATTATGTATACAGGTCCACATTTTCCTGGTTCAACAGCTGGGTATTGGCAAGTTTGTGCTTATCTTAATGAACATTTTCCTAATGGTAATGTTTTATCTGTATCAAAAATTAGTAATGTTTCTAACCCAACTACCTATAACTATGCTAATGCTTTAGTTTATGCTACACAACCATTTCTCACACCGGAAGGTAATATAGAAACTAATACAGGTTGGTATCCTTCTCAATATTTAAGTGGAGAATCATTTTCAACTACAGACCATAATATTCTTTCAAATACTCCAGGTTTAAATCATCAAATTTTAGTTCAAGTAGCAGACACACAACCTCCATTTATGACTGATGTTTTTGGTATAACACCTGAAGAAGAATGGCCTTCAACTTATTTCCATGGTAATGTAACAATTGCTCAAATGATTCAAGAACTACAACTTGCTGGATACGATGGTCCAACTTTAGATGCTTATCCAACAACAGCTGATAGTGGTGGGACTGAGGCTGGAAACGGAATTATTAATCAATTAGATGGGTTAACGATATTTGCTCAAACAGGTGATTATCGACCATATCAATTTATTAAATGGTGTGAAATAACTGGATTAGAAAGTTTAATACAGACTTATTTTCCTATAGGAGAACCTATAGGTAGTGGTGAAAACATTTATCCAGGAAATTTTGATATTCCTGGCTTACCACCTCTGTTTTATATATCACCTAATGCAATAAGAAGTATAGGGGAATACAATAAGACAGAGTTAGAATATGAATCCCGTTTTAATGGACCTTTTAAAGGTAAACATTTGTTAGGGGGTAATGCACAATCATCATCAAATACTAATCAAAGGATAAATTCAAGATATGATGAACACGAAACACCAAGACCACACCGTGGTTTACATACAGAAAATATCACTCAAGCTGGTAAATTTTCTAACGCTATGGATAGTTCAAATTATATAAATGGACAACAATATGGTCCTGGTAGTACTATATTATTAGGTAATCAAATTTTTACACAAAGTTTAGCACAAAGTAATGATGCATATGGTTTTCGTATTATGAATGGAGACCCTGATGAGGTTGGAGCACAACCCGTGTTTACGGTAGCATATGGTAACATCCATGGTTCCGGTTCATTAAAACAATCTAATTCAGCATCACCTTCAGAGGCAGTTTATAAACAATATGCTTCTATTCTAAGAAATCTTGAAGTGAGTGGGAGTTTTTATTCCTTATCTGGTTCAATATCTTATCCTGGTTTTGAAAACAACGATATAGTTACAGGTCAAAGTTTTGCAAAACCAGATGCTAATGTATTTATTATAGCTGCAAACAAAGAAGTAGTAGGTGATAAACTTAGTGATAAATTTATACTTAAATTAGAAGGTAAAAATTCTAATGGTCATGCAAATACATTACATTTGACGAGTGATTTTGAGCATCCTGTATATGAATCAGGTACTGGATTAAAAAGATTAACCATCGTTTCAGGTTCTTGGAAACCATCTGCTGTTGGTAGCAGTCCAGCTATTGATAATGTAGTTGGTAGTAGTTTACATACACTTGCAACTCATAGAAGATTTGGTTATTTTTATCCTGAAGTTGGTATTTGGATTTTAAATCCTGCTGTAGGTAATCAGGTATTAGGTGGTATCCCAGGAGAAGTAGGTAGTAATGTACAAGTTGCATTTAATGATTCAACACAAAGAAATAATGGTTTAGCACCTCATGGAAAATCGAAGTCTGATAAAGAATATAACAATGCGTTACTTCTTGCAAATTGTATGAGAAATAGAGGTGATAAAATCACAATGCAAATTAATACTGAAACTGAAGAAATTCATAAAGGTATAATAGTAAAAGTACCAGCTGATGCATTAAACTATTCATTAAATCCTAGTAGACTAATAGGTTATAACGAAGAGGGTGAATTTAATAATTTTGGAAATTCAATGACAGAAGGTGGGGGTGAAGATGCAAAAGGTAGTGCAACAACATACCCAAACCAAATACAATTATACAATGCTACAGGATATTTAGTTGCTGTAGCAAATTTCAGTAAAGCTATAAGAAAAGATTTCAATAAAGAATTAGTTATAAAAGTAGTTCTACCAGTAGGATAATAAAATTTATAGGTTTGGAATATTTAATGTATACTTATATACAATAGAGGAAAATAAATGGTTACATTAGGATTAGATGCATCAACGACTTGCGTTGGTTATGCATTCACAAAAGATAAGAAGATTCTCGATATGGGATTCATCGACATCAAAAAAGAAATAACACCCAAAGATAAAGTACAGAAAGTTCTTGAACTTCTCAATAATAATCCGTATATTGAAGAGGTATATGATATTAACATTGAAGATAGTTTATCAGGATTTGCTGGTGGGAGAACATCTCAACAAGTTATTATTAAATTAGCAAAGTTTAATGCAATACTTTGTTTTATGTTAGAAGAAATGTTTGATTACGAAGTTAATAACATAAATCCAATGACTGCTAGAAAGAATGTATTTGGAAAAGCTAGAGTTAAAGGTATGAAAGCTAAAGATTTAGTTAAAATGAAGATAGAAGAAATGTACAATACCAAGAAATGGTGTAAACATACTACACGAGGGAATTGGGATAAGAGGAATATAGATATGTACGATGGTTTAGTAATGGCACTTTTTGAAAAAAAAGCTTGACTTTAATACTAAAAATGTCGTATATTGTTATAAATGTATAAGTACGAATTAGTAACATTGTTGGAAAAAGTTTTAATGAAAAGCTATGAAATGAAAAATGGTGAGCATGCTTTTCATTGCCCTTTTTGCAATCATCATAAGAAGAAACTTCAAGTTAATTGTGAAACACAAAAATGGCATTGCTGGGTATGTAATGTTGGAGGGTATAAAATTGGTATATTACTCCGTAAAATAAATGCACCTAAACAAATCATATCAGAAGTATTAAGAATACTTGGTGATTATAAGGGTATTAAACACGAAAAAGATGAAGTTACAAAATATGATGTTTCATTACCACAATGTTATCAACCACTTTGGAAAAAATCAGATGACCCATTATATAAGAATGCTATACATTATTTAAGACGAAGAGGAATAACTGGAATTGATATTCTTCGATATTCCATGGGGTTTTGTTCGTCAAACGGGTACTCTAATCGTATCATCATACCAAGTTATGATGCTGATGGAAAATTAAATTATTTTTTAGCAAGAGATATGTTTCCCAATTCAAAGTTTAAATACAAGAACCCACCAATGTCAAAAGACACGGTATGTTTTGAAATGTTTATAAATTGGAAAGAACCAATTGTTTTAGTTGAAGGTGTGTTTGATGCAATTGCTATTAGAAATAATGCAATACCATTATTGGGTAAATTTCCATCTAAAACATTAGTAAAAAGATTAGTAGAAAAACAAGTAAAAAAGATTTATGTAGCTCTTGATGAAGATGCAAAAAAAGATGCTATTAAATTAAGTAAATTTTTAATGGATTATGGTATCAATACATATATGTTAAATTTAAAAGAAAAGGACCCTTCAGAAATTGGTTTTAGTAATTTTTGGGAAATAGTAAAAAATACAAGTCAATCTAAATTTTCAGATATAATTAAGGAGAGATTAAATGGATAGTAATTTCAATATCGATTGGAGAAAGTCAGTAATAATATTAAGTGGTGGTTTCGACCCCATACATAAAGGACATATGAGAATGTTCAGAGAAGCAAGTAACTTAGGACACCAA